GAGGTGGATGGGTCCTTAACAACCCTTTCGGGTAGCTCTGGCGTATAGCCGTGAGACCTTGCAGCATTTATCATGCCGTTTAGGTAGCTCTCTTGGTGCCTGGGTAGCAAGATGGTTAGTAACCAGCTTGTCCAGGCTTCAATTATCAGGAGATCGTTATGGTCAAAACTGTTTACTCGTCCTCCATTCTGAACCAACAAGTGGGAACCTTTTTTGGAACCCCCTATAATATTCAGAGTGTGACGAACAACAGTACCGGGAAAGATAATCTCTTTCTAGGCATTGATAACGCCTATTTCCGGGACCAGATAGCCAATCGCCAAGAAGCAGGCACGGGCGCTAGTGGGGTTAAATACCGCATTATCGACCGCCAACCTCTTTCCGCGACTTACGGTTATGCCGTAAATAACTATCCTTATAACGATACACGTTATATCCGCGCAAGCGGATTCCCATACGGTGATTTTCCGGGTGGGACCGTGGTGTCTCCTTCAGATAATCAATTTGTTGAAAACCTCGCTATCGGTAAGTTTATCAACCAATGCATTAAGGCTCAAACCAGCTTTATGGCTGGTCAAAACCTTGGTGAGTGGAAGAGAACTCGAGATAGCCTTACACGTCCCGCTTCCTCGCTACGTTCCTACGTCCTTGGCTATTTTGACGGCCTAAGAAGGCAGTCGCCTAGACTGAGGCGTATACGTAAACAGGCTGGAAACAGGGGTCTGAATAAGGCCTTAGCGGACACTTACCTCGAGTGGAATTTCGGGATAGCCCCGATCATTCGTGACGTTAATAGCGCTCTGCATACCTTTCAGCTGTACAGGATTCCTGTTCAGCGCATTGGGGTGCGTGAGGTTGTTAACCTCTCCGGACGTTCGGATTACTGGTCCCCTGAAACCACTCTTACCATTTCCGGTTCTCGACAATCAACAGTCGATATTGGATGTGGAATAAGAGGTGCAGTTGAGTGTAACACCAACGCTTCAGGTAGAGCTTCTGTTTCACAGGAGCTCCAACTGCTACCGCGGGATTTCGTCCCTACGGTATACGAGCTGATACCTTACACTTTTGTTATTGACTACTTCACCAACTTGGGTGATATTGTCAAAGCGGTTTGTTTCGCTTCGGCTGATATCGTCTACTGCTCAATGATACACTGGCAGACCGATGAGGTCAGCTATACGTGTCACAAGGTGGAAAACGATGTGAACGGGATTCAAACCCTGCTGGAACGTAACTTATCCGGAGGTACCCTAACTCTGCAACGAAAGTCCTTTGAGAGGTCCGTAGTGCCCCCGGCTCGCCTTATACCAGGTTTGACTTTTAGTCTTCCTGAAGGCAATAAGCCATGGGTCAATATGGGTGCTCTCATACTTAGTCGCGGTCGTTCTTTAACCAAACTCCTTTTGGGGTAACAAACCAATGTCATTTACACTCACCAGTCCTGTGACAGGCGGTGCGCAGACAGGGTTGACGTCTCCGACGTATACTCTGGTTGCAGACACGGCTCCGAGTAACACCGGCAAACAGTATGCTGTATCCGCCCTTGGCGGTACGCAGACTGGCGTCGATGCGAGCTCTTCGCCGAGTCGTCCATTCACCATCACTCTTGAGCGTCCTGCTCAATTGCGGGCTTTGAGCCCGGTTGATCCGGTGACTGGAGTTCTCCGTTCGGTACCGAAGAACGTGTACAAGATCCGGGTCCGCAAAGGGGTAACTCCCCTAAGTGGACAGGCTCCCCAGATTGCTATTGGGGAACTCTCACTTGCAATCCCTGCAGGTGCAGATATCGCTGATCCGGCTAATGTACGTGCATTCCTGAGCTTGCTTATCGGGTCTCTCGACCAGATCTCTGCAAGTATCGGTGACACGCTTGTTACCGGCGTCATTTGAGCGCCGGCTAATATGCGTATTGTTGGCTTGCACCCAGGTTCTTATAACGGCCTTTGCCTTCTTGGCAGGGTACGTATGGAACCAATGAGCTAACAGCGTTCAAGGTATCTTCTTGGAGGCCTCCTTATGGGCAATCGCCCTAACAGGTTACTCGAGTCCCTTTATAGAGACGTTGAGAAGTATCTACCTTCCGCATTCGCGGAGGTCGACGAAATTCCACCCGAAGCTGACTATCGGACCTTTACTATCTGTTATCAGATTAAGAACCTTCTTAAAAAGTGGGTTCCCTCTGACCAGAAGCAGGCCGATCAGAACGCTGTAGATGCATTTCTCTGTGCAAACAGAGAGTGCTCCGAGTGGGACTTACGGCTGGAAACATCAGGAGATGAACAGCTCTGGGGTGAATTCCTCAGGGAAGCTGACAACTTCTTTCATCCAGCCGGGGATCTCCTTATCAACAGTTTGGATGCAATCCATGCTGGTGGTAGGGTCGGTCCTGGTGCCGCGCTTGGCTCACAGGGTACAAGTTTGTACCATAAGCTGTATGCCGGTAAGCTCACCACAACGTCTCCTTCACTGTACTATACGTACGTGAACGGCATCCAATGCCACCCACGGTGGGCAGAAGCGGAGAAACACCGCTATGCTACCAACGGTAAGTACGATGTCGTTGAAGGCAGTAGAATGAGTCTCGTTGCTAAGACAGAGAAGTCAAGTCGTTTGATATGCGTTGAGCCCGTGCTGAACATGTTTTATCAGCTGGGCTTGGAGCGTATCCTTAGGGAAAGGTTATGGAGCTGTTGGAAAATAGCTCTTGAAACCCAACCGGACAGGAACAGACGACTTGCTATGCTGGGTTCCAAAGACGGGAGTTACGCTACCATTGACCTTAAATCGGCCAGTGATAGGATCTCCTTAAAGCTTTTAAAGCTTTTTGTTCCTCATTGGTTCTATGAACTGATCGAGGATTTGAGATCGCCCGTCGTTAGGATGAAAGATAACCAGCTAGTCAGCCTACATATGGTTAGTACTATGGGGAATGGTTTTACCTTTCCCTTGCAGACAATCATATTCGGTTGCTTAATCAGGGCTTGTTACCGTTGTGCAGGTCTTCCTTTATTGGATGGCCACCGAGGGAACTGGGGAGTTTTTGGCGATGACCTTGTGATCGACCGTAAGGTCGAGCCCAAGATACGCCGTCTTCTCAGCATCATCGGCGCGGTCCTCAATCCCGAAAAGACCTTCTTCGAAGGTCCCTTCCGCGAATCGTGTGGGGGCGACTTCTTTCGAGGTCAGCCCTGCCGCCCAATCTCCATTAAGAGGTTGGATACGGCAAGCGATTATGCGGTTGCCGCTAACCTACTCAATATTTGGAGTTCCTACACTGGTGTTGCTGTACCGCATTTAGTAAGTTCACTGGCTACCGGACTTTTGCCGGTGCCTTGTCGTGAATCGAACGATGCGGGACTTCGCGTACCCTTGTTATACTTCGATATGAGTGTACTTGCGAGGCCGAAGTTTGATCCGAACCGCGGGTTCCTATATAGGTACCTTAAGAACGGTGACGACTACGCATTGCGAGTAAAAGAGGACAAGATCGTTGGTCCTCGTAGGCTAGTAAGGGATGTCTTATTTAACCCGGCAGGGTTGGAATTGACATTCTTGTATGGCAGTCTTAGCG